GCGTGCTTCGACCGCTCGTGAAAGCTGGCTCAAAGCGATGACCGGAACGTCGCATTCCTTTGCAATCAGCTTCAGGTTCCGGCTGATGAGGCTAAGTTCCTGCTCACGATTCTGTCCTGGCTTCCGAGTTCCAGAACCCAGGAGCTGAACGTAGTCGATGTAAACAATACTGACCGAGTGCTTTTCAACCATGGTCTTTACCCGGGTGCGAAGATCAAAAACCGAAAGGCCAGCGGTGTCGTCGATGTAAATGGGAAGCATATTCAGGTAGTCCTTTTTCGATTGAAAAAGCCGCAACTCGTCGGTGTCAAGTTTGTACTTCATCAGTTTGGATCCGTCAATGCCCGTGAGCATGGCCAGGAGGCGAAGTATAACCTGCGAGCTGGACATCTCCAGGCTGAAAAATGCAACCGGAACCCCGTGCACCGCCATCGAGAGCATTTCGCTTAAGGCCATTGCAGTTTTTCCCATCCCGGGACGTCCTGCCATGTACATCAGGTCGCTTTTTTGATGCCCGCCGATTATCCGGTCAACCGAGCCGATGCCGGTAGTTAGGCCGCTGACGCCGTTGGTCGTTGTTTCCCGTGAAATAACCATTTCGGCTATCTTCTCGGTAAGCTCGCTAACGTGCGACATCGTGGTTTTGACCGACTTATTGAAAATTTGCGACATTTGGCCCGTAAACCGATCGTAAATCTCGAAGACGTCCGTAGCCCCATCAAAGCTTAGATCGTGCACCTGTGCGCTTATACGTGCGAATTCTCGCTTCATGTAGTGCTCATTCAAAAACAAACACCACTGATCAATATTTGCAGTCGATGCCACCCGGTTGGTGAGGCTTGCGATGTAGGCTGGTCCTCCAGATTGGTCTAAAAGACGCTTTTTGCGTACCGCCTGGGTTACCGTGAGCAGGTCTATTGGAGCGTTTTGGGTATAAAGCTCCGCCATAACTTCAAACACGGTGGCGTTCTTAGGGTCGTAGAATCGCTCCGGAGAAAGGTGAGCCATAACCGAGGTCATGGTTTTACCTTCCAGCAGGATGGCGCCCAGAACCAGTTGCTCAAGCTCGATGTCGTGTGATGGGATGCGTGAAATCATACTGGTCGGTATTTATCTGGTGAGGTGTATACTGCCGGAACGGATCCGTTTCGAGGGTCGTATGTTCGAGCCGCTTGCTGTTTGTGTTCTTCTCGAAACCAAACGCCGCGCATCTTCTGCTTCCAAGCGCGGACCGGTTCGCCGCGTGAGTCTTTCCATCCTGATTCGGCGTAGTAGTGGAAAGCCTTAGTTCCTATTTCGACGCTGTACCCGTTCTCCTTAAAAAATAACTGAACCTCCTCGAGTGTGGGAGCAGGCGCTTTGCGCTTTGCTTTAGTAGTATCACTCTCCTTATCACTATCATTATCACTATCACTATCACTCTCGGCTTTTTTGGGTTTGCTTGGGTTCTTTTGGGTTCCCAAAATACCCACTGGGTTCTTTGGCCTTCCACCTTTCAGACCATTCGATCGATTGCGCTCGCACACCTTGTCGAATTTAACAAGGTCTCGCTTCCACTGGTTAATGAAAGGCACCAGCGCAAGTTTAAGAAGCTGGTCGTCTGGAAGCTCACCTGTCTCGTGATAAGTGCGCATTGCTCTGAAAAGTTGACCTGCCTGCTCGTCGCTTAAAGAATCAAGCACTGCGAGGCTATCGTTGTAAATTAAGAAGGAGTTTTTCATGGAGTAAATACGACCACCGCACGCAAAGGCGACCCAGTGCTCGAATGAGCTTTGGCAATGCGGCGGCGGTCTGTATTCAATGTTTTCATGTCTGAGTCGCGGTGCAATTATAAATTAAGTCCGTCCCGGTTTGACCAAGAGTTATGCACAGAGCCTTGCCATTCTTGCACATAACGTTGCTTGATGGCCTCGGCTCTTTCGATACGTTCACAAAGCAGCTGAAGCGCTACGATGTCGGCCTCGATGCGAGCGTAATGAAGGCGGCGGTGTTCCGGTTGCCTCGGGTCGTAGCTGGCAAAGTAGGCTGCGGTGGTTTGATGGACCAGCATGTTCATTTGGATCTGCCAGTAGTAGTCCTCGTTTACATCCTGGAGTGTCAATCCGCCGGTGACTTTGGAGTGCATGAAGTGCGTCACGCTGTTATAAGGGCACTTCATTTCGACGATCAGCAGTGGGTCCATCTCGCGGTCGTAAATTATGGCATCTGCCGAGCATCCAGCGTAGTCGTTCCAAAGTTTAAACGGCGGCTTCATAACCATTCGAACCTCGCCACGCGATTCAAACTCGAGCCTTTTGTGGAGCTCGTTCAAGGCGTGCTCCTCCCATTCATTACCCCAGTCGATTGCGCGACCGTAGGCGTCCTCCTGTGACTCCCCGGTGATAATCTCCATGGCTTTCGATACAACGTACTTGTCGGCGCTCTGTGAAAGCCTACCGGCCTCCTTGTCCGCCTTGGAGCGCGGGTCGCTCATGAGGTTGTGGACTGTGCTGGCCGTGAATTTGCCCAGGCGAACCTTGTCCCATGCCTCTGACTGTTGACGAATCTCTTGTGCGTGCTGGAGCACGTCTGCTGTGTACTTGTTCATGCTTTGTTGCTTAGTAGGTTTTCGATGTGAGCTTTCTGTTCTGGTGTAATTAGTTCGGCAAGCTCCTCCATGGCTTGACGGATCTCAAACTCGTCCTCCCCCTTCTGGATGCTCTGCTCGATGAGGGTCATGGTGTGCTCCGGCAGCTTTGCAATGGGCACGTCCTTGCGGGTTATTTTGTAAGGTTTGTAGCTGTCCTTGTTCTTGCGGTTGAGGTCGCGGCCAAAGACCTTACCCAAGCTCTGTGCGGCGTTCTTGAGGCACTCAGCCTTCAGCTTTGGGAAGGCCATGTCGAGAGCATTGGGTTTCTTATTGGATGGCGAAAGCGCCCATTGATTACGAAGCTGCGGGTCGTCCTTGATGGAGTCCGGAACCCGGTCGACCATAATCACTACCGAGGCGGCACCGGTGCGCCGTATCTCAAAGCCTGTGACCGGGTGCACAACCACCAGTTCCATGGAGGCCTGAACCTCATTGGCTATCGTGTGCCATTTGAAGTTCTCGGTTTTCCATTGCCCGAAGAACATCTCGTCCAGGGTCATTTCGATGTGGCTGATGACTACGGTCTTCGCTTTTTTGTCTGGAGTAGATTCAGTCGATTCCTCTGTTGGCTCTTTGTTGAGCTGTTGCTGAAATTTCTGGAGCGCGTCAATATTGACTTCTTGAATTGGGTATCTCATAATTCTGGGTTTTTTGAATAGTTAGAGTGCATAAACATCACAGCGCCTTCAAGCTGAAAAATGAACTGGACTGCAGTGATGACGTGATATCGGTCCGTGAAGGACTGATGAACCGGGTGCTCAAATGGTAGCGGTTCGTTTGGATCAAAAGCGAAGCGTTCAATCTTGCACCATTCCGTTGTGTCGTAGTTGCGCTGGAGACGCACGTAGTGACTCTTGTATATCGCAATGTACACGCGCGTGCCGCTTGCCTTGTAAATTGGCTCAGTGATTTCGTGACGGATCACCGTGCCGGAGTAGGTCTGGAGTATCATGGGCGTACAGGTTTTTTGAAGTTAGTCATGTTTACGAAAACTTTCGCCAGGTGCGCCTCGAAGCGTCCCTTTGTCGATTGGATGAACTCGTCACCAATCAACACGCGTCCAAAGGAGCTCAGCGCGTCGATCGTTTCGCCTTCGTTGAGAGCTTGCGTCTTGATGTAGCTCCATTCTCCGGAGTATGATTCGTAGACGTAGATGTAGTGGTCCTCGTAGACTGCGCAGTAGATGCGTCCGTCGACGTCTTCGTAGAAGGAACCTGGCTCGACTTCAACCGATGTCGTCGTCCGATTAGTGAAGCTGATATTCATGACTCTACCTCCTCTTCGTTAGTTAGGAAACCAAAGTTTGAATTCTGGAGCTCGATGCGGTACTCGTTGTCCATTCCGAAGGAGCTCATTAGCGCAATGCCATCCGGCAATTCAGTGTAGTCGTAGCCGAGCTCTTGACATCGCTTAATGAAAGCGGCGTGAGCTTCTACAAAGTTTGAGAAAAAATGCACAGCGTGGCTCTTTTGTGGGCCCTTGAGCTGTTCGATTGTCATGCAGTACTTCATTGGTGTGAGTTTTAATTTGTGGCACAAATATATGCCTCTTTTTTGCTACTCCAATAAGCAAAAACAGGAGTTGTTAGCCGAGCGCTTTTGATAACGCCTAACTATTTGAAAATCAAAAGTAAAATTGTGAAAAACTCAGCACTCGAAGTGCGGTAGGTCCTTGAATTTCGACCAGTTACCTCCCCATTCGACGTCCTCAAAAACGTCCGCGACGATCTTTGCAAAACGTTTAAAGTTTATGGGCGACCAGTCAAGGCCTCCCTGCTTCTTAAAAGCGATGTCGAAGGCTCGCGCTGGGTAGACGTTGTGCTTGCCATTCTCCTTGATATAGGTTACTTTCTTGCCGGGCTTCGTGCGACCTTTGGCATACAGCTCTTTCTGCTCTTCGTTGGTCCTGAAAGTGCAGGTGAGGAACGGCTGAGGCTCTCCCGGGTATTTTTCAGCGTATATCTTTGAGCACTGGGTCCAGCACATCTGGAGAAGCTCGGTGCAGTCTTTAATATCTCTACTCGGCATTGCTTAGGCTCTTGATAGTTTGGTCTTTCATGTGGCTGCTTTTGGAACTTCCAACGTAGTAGCTAAAGATCGATGCTCCAATGCTCATAATGGCTCCAAAGGTCATGTCCGCAAGACGCTGGTTCTCGGGAGGTATTGTTATGAAGATTAGAGAAATAACCACGCCAACCAGAAGCAGAAGCCCGCAAATCACAACTGCGCCCATAAGCCAGTCCCTTTTGCCGGTTGCCTTGGTAAATTCGACCTCGCGAAGCCTGGCGCTTGCACGATCTTCGACCTCTGCCTTGTATGCCTCCAGCTCAGCTTGGATGTCCAGCCTGTGCATCTCGAGCGTGAACTCAAGTTTGAATCTTTCAAAGTCCTGGGCGAGCTTAGCCGCCTCGTCGCTCTGGTCACGTTTGCCATTGATCAGCGCACCCACTGTCTCGATGGCCTGGATGCCGGTAACATCACCGACTACTTCTAATATATCACCCGCGACTGGCTTTACCCGGTCGCGTACAAAAGTCCCGAACTTTGAGTTCTTGATCTTTTCGCCGAGGCGCTGCTTATCTTTAGGCTCTTCGCTCATTTACGTTTCAATAATGAAAGCAGATTGTTTAGAATTGTCTTGTGGTGTTCCATTACGTACTGGATCAACTTCTCCCCAAAGAGAGTCGCCAGCGGGACCAGAAACTGCGAGAGGTCCGTATGACCAGAACTAAGGCAATATTGCGAGGTGAGGTACCCGCAAAAAACAGAGAGTGCAATCACTGCGACCCACTGAATGAAAGAGAGAGTGCGTTTCATGTATATGTCGTAGCTTATTTTCGCAAGTAATCCTACGCCAATACCAACAACGTAGGTATGGGAATGATTTAATAGTTCACCGATTTCTGTCCAGAGTCCCTTCATGTGGCGGTCGTTTTTTCAGTTGGCTCAAGAGCTGCTTCTCGTAGCGCTTGAGCTTCTCCAAATAGACTCGTTTTTCCTCTCTTTTCTCTCTCATGATTCCATTTTTATGGTATAAAATCAAGACGACGACCGTAGAATTCGGGTGGATTTACCGGTAAACCCCTGCTGAAATCATAGCCAAATGGCTGTCTTTGTTGCAAAGGCGAGCGCTGCGGCCATACATTCGAGCTGTATTCCGGGAATTCATTCGATTTATCACACAAATAATCAAACAACAGCCCGGTATAATACTCCGCATTTTGCCTGTAACGCACAATGAAGTCCTTCATCGTGGCGTCGCTCATGCCGGTACCGTCGTCCGAAGATCGTTGTACAAAGGTTCCGTTGTCCAGTTTATACACCAATGAAGGCAAAGCCTCCACCATTGTCCACCACAGGACCACTTTCTGGCAGTATTCGGTAACCAGTGTCTCGTAATTACCGCTCAGTGTATTGTCTGCGATGTCGGTCTTGAGCTTATTGTATAGGTTAGTGCCCAGCCATGGTTGCAGGTACTTGTCCTGTGCCAGGTAGACGCTTGGGTAAAGCAGGTTTGAATCGACCGCTCCGTTGACTTGTGTGTACTTCTTGATGTACACATCCGATATGAAAAGAATCTCTGCCATGTGTTTAGGTTTTAGCTGTATTTAAGTGATCCACGACCGGGTCGGTCATTGGGTGCGATGCCTTCGATGCCCTTCTTTTTTACGTAAGGCACGTTGCCCACGCGCACATCATTCTCCAGTCCCTTGTTGGGCAGGAATTTGCCCTTCTCGCGCTTTCTAAAATAAATCTGACGCTTCCAGTGATGATGGCAAAAGCAACCGCCGACATATTTGAACAAATCGTAACTGCTTGACCCTGAGCGTGCAAACTGACCGTTCACTCCAGCTTCACTCATAAGTTGGATGTCTTCATATCGGTAGACCGTACCTCCCTTGGAAAGTCCAACCATGTCAACGCAAAACTCGCGACTGTTTGTTTTGCCGTTGTCGTCCCGGCTTAAGTTTTGACTATAGGCGTACCGCAGTTTATACAAACCTCGGTCTCCCCAGGCGCTCTTCTTGTCGGGTTCGGCATAACTTTCCAGGCTTTGCAGCTGGTACTCCTTAAGGTTCTCGCAAAAAGAACGCTCAACTTCTGCATCAGGAAGGGCTTCGTCTTCATGCACCAGCTCCCATTCGTCCAGATCGATGACCTCACCGCAGTTCTTCAGGCGTTCACGCCAGTACTGCTCATCGTCTGACGTCATTTCAACTGAAGAGTTAGAAAGTCCTAACTTTTTTTTTTCACCCTCAACCTGAGCGGCTACTGGAGCTTCGGTTTCAGCAGGCGTTGCTTCCGGAGCAGTTACCGTTTCAGGTGCGGTTGCCGTCGCTCCTTGCTCAGTCATTATAGGAGTGTTGGGTATGATTGCAATTTTGATTTCGGGCATCTCGTAATCGAGCACATACTCGAAGCCTTGTGAGAGCTTACGCTGCTTAGGTTCCACGACCTGCTTGGTAAATATCTCCAGTCCAATGACCATCTCCTCTTTATTTGATCCAAAACCACCTGCTCCGTCTCGGATACCAAAAATAAGTGGGGTGGTACAGCGATGCGCCAGGAGAACTTCCTGCCGGGAGGTGTTGGTCAGGTACTCGTACTGCTTGTCGGCATCCGAAAGTGGAAAGCTTTTGATGTCTGGCGGTGTCGCGTTCGGTTCATTGAACGTGAAGAAGGTCTTACCACTGTTCTTTGCACCTCCCAGGTGCTGCTCCATATCAGTCCGCATGCGACGGATACCGTCCGCGTCCTGTTGTCCGTTAAAGAAGGAAACAATCAAACTCGGGAACATACCGTTTAGGATGTTCGAGACGTGGTAAATACCAATCTGCTTCGAGAGCTCGATGTAGTTCACCGCACTGAAGTAGTCCGGCTTCGGGTATATCTGGCCGCCTGTGTAGTCGAAGCACCAGTATACCTGTCGAGGTTCCTCTTTGGCTGTCTCCTTGTTGAATTTGGGCAGGAATTCGGGCCTGTTCTTTTTCTTGCGAGTGTTAGCCCAGTCATCGCTCTGATATATCCCAATGACCTCCTCGTCTTCACCGGTCACCGCAATGCGGCACTCTTCGTATGGCAAGTGCTGCAGCTTTGCGATGGTCTTTCGATCGACAGAGTAAATAACCTCTAGGTAGTACCCTCCGAATTTCTTTAGATCAGAAGCACATCCTTCGCGCACCTCGTCGGTGATTAGAACATCCACTCGCTCTTGATTATTTCCCGCCTTGACACCCTTTCCGGCTATCATGTCCGCAATACTAATGCAGAGCGCTCCGTGAATGGGAGAAGACTCAGCCAAGTCGCGCAGGTACATGGGGAACAGGTTATCGGTTCCGGAGGTTACCCATCCAGAGCGGTCCACCTTCTCGGTGCTCTTCACTGGCGTGTAGTCAGTGAGAGAGACGTTCATTATATTAGTGGCCATTAAAAACTATGTCGTTATTGATGTCGATGTCTGGTACGGTGAAGAAGCTCCTGTCGTCACGAAGTTCACACAGGCCTTGCTCACATAATCCAACCACTGTTTCGTCATCTGGGTTTAAGTTACTCGCGCTGTTCTGTCCGTACACATCGTATCGGTAGCGGCCAATCAAAGTCAAGCCTGTAGTGTCGATGGCGACCTGCGTGATTCGTTGGTTTTCTGCGATGACGTCCAGCACTTGAGCCAAATATACACCTGCGGCACTGTTCTCCTCGTGTCGAAGTATGAACAGGTAGTGCGTGAACGGCGTAGAGAAGTATTGACGAGCCTCGTCGAGTGTGAGGTACGCGTTCTGGTTTGGAGTGTCTGTAAGTAATCTGATCATGCGCCGGATTTAAAAAAGGAAGGCGCAGCTTCTACGCCACGCCGTCCCCAAATTAACAAAACATACAATGAATCTCTACACAGGGTACGCAGGATCTACCACGATGTCCGGCGAGAAGTTACTGAACGGAGTGTCACCAGGTGTATACTGCTCAAGGAAGAGCGGCTGAGTTGGCTCCTCTGCGGTGAGAGTGAGCGTGTAGCCGTTAAGGTCTCCCTTCGCCTTTCCTGACTGGTAGGTACCAGCAGTCAAGAATGCACCATCAGTGGTTCCACACATCATGATTTGATCATCGTACAAACGAACAAACACAGCGACTTTAGCCTTCGAGAGTTCCTCGAGTTCTTTGCGCTTATCATTGTCCAGCTTTCCGAGGGTCAACTCGATAGCTTGTACGAAGTAGAGCGTCCCATTTTCAAGAGACGCTGTTGGTGTAATGGTTACAGCGCCGGTGTTACGGTTCGGCTGGTAGCGGAACACGGTCACAGGTGAAGCTACGGTGAAGCCGGTAATAATACCGTCCCCATCCTGAGTCACCCCGGCAGAGAAGAGGTTCCATTTGGCGATGAAGATTTCCTTCACGCCACCGACCCCTTCGTTACAGTCGAGCAAAAAGCCCGTAGAAAGTACACAAGCCATTGATTATCAAAGAGTTAAGTTTATAGTTAGGAGGAGAACCGAAGTCCTCCTCCGTGATAATTAGAACCAGGTTGAGTAGGCAACGATGTCCGAGCCAACGCCGTACTGAGTAGCTCCGAAGAACTTCGCAGAGAAGCGAACGTTGTCCTCAGCCCATGCACCCATGTCTACCACTTGGATGTTATTCCACTCGGAAGTCACGTTTGTACCGAACCACAAGTTCGAGGGCTGTGCCATAATCATAGTTGCCGCTGGCATGCCTGGACAAACTACAATGTTGTACAATCCCATGAAGCTCTTCTGAACTTCTGGACCTGCGTATGTGTACCAACCGTTACCGGATGCAGCGTTTGCATACATGTATGCTTCCCAAACGTCCTGACCCATATAAATGAGAGGCTTCTCAGTTGCCTTTTTCAAACCAAGAGGAGCAGCAGCGATGAGCGCCTGAATTTTAGCAAACACGTTGCTTGCGTCGATCGCTACCGGAGAAGCTACGAAGTTGATGTCGTTATCAGCATCAGCTCCGATCAACTGAAGGAATCCGTCGTACTCACCAGCAGTTGCACCGTTACCGGTCCAGATCAAGTTCTCGTTGTTCTGAGCAATACCTGCGAGCATTTCGCTGATGATGCCGTCAGTCAAAGCAGAACCCAATGTTCCGTTTTGTGCGTCTTTAGCTTCCCATGAATCCAAGAAAGTGTTTTTACAAACCTCTTCCTGGAACTGTAACTTCTTAAGCTCGATGATGCGCTCAGTCAAGTTAATGGTACCAGTTGGAGTGAACGCACAAGTTGCGTTAGCAAACGTAACGTTTGACGCGATGCGCTTCACTACTGCTTTGTATTCGATGTTCTCCTTTACGGTCACATGTTGCAGTGTCTCGTTGGCGTAGAACGCAGCCTTGATGTACTCTCCAGCGAATTTTCCGGAGTACGTAGTTGTGTTGTTTACGGTTGTTGCCATTTTTTTTACTTGTTTTGAAGGTTGTATTCGATACGCTCACGCACTGTCATGCTGTGGAACGGCTTAGTTGGGACGGCAGGTTGTGGTTGCTTTATGCGACCAAGCTGCACGTTTTTCTCCTTGATTGAAGGAGCAGCAGCGCTTGACTTCACTTCTGAAAGTTCAGTCTTGATGCTGCTGAGTTCGGTGGCCTTGCTGATGTTGTCAGCCTCCGACTTTGAGAGTTTGTTCAACAACTCACTGTTTTGACCTTCGAGGGCCGCAACACGTGAGCTGAGGCTCTCGATGGTTTGGATAAGATCAGCGGTGCTCATCTCTTCTTCGACTTCGACTTCCTTAATCTCTGCGATTTTGGTGTCCTCACCGATGACGATGATGCGACCGTCCTCTAGCGTATACTCCCCGGCCTGCAAAGGCATTGAAGTACCGCTCTCGTCTTTGGTGTACACGTCTGCACCCATGCCCCACTCGGCTGCACTTGTGAAAATCACAGTGCCATCTGCGAGCTTTCCTTCGATCTCCAGGTTCACTTCTTCTTCGTCGCCGAGGAAGATTTGCTTTGGATCGATGCTGAACTGGTGAAAGATGTCGCGTACTTTTTGCGCAATGGTTCCTTTCATTTGAATAATGTTTGAACTATTGACTCGTGTGCGTAACTTTTCCCTACAATGTAGCAAAAGAGTGACTACTTTGCATTCGATTAATAATTCCTCGGGTTAAGAGAACCTGGTTTGGTCCATAAAAGGGAGCGCTAACGAGTGCTCCTTTTTTTTATGCGCTCAAGGCAGCCAGCAACGCTTCGACGAAGAGGTCCTCGTTTGTGCTGCTGAGCTCTGCAACCATGTGGTCGAAGATGCCCTCGATGCTGAAGCCTTTAACCTTGCCGAGCTTTACCTCCTCCCATAAGTCGTCATTTTGCACGTAGCTCCCAACCATCCAAGTCCCAACCGGAACATCGATGCCCAGGTGGACGCTCTTATCCTGCTCACTCTCTTTGTACCAGGTCTCAACAACGGTGCATCCTTTAACTGAATGCTCGTGCTCAAGCGTGTGGTTGTGGTGTAGATTTTTCAGCATGAACTGGTGAGCGCATTTGTATACGGTCTCCTTTTCAAAATATATGTAGTACTCTTCACCAGTTTTTTTGTCGATCCGTAGGATGTACTTCTCCGGTATAAGAGCCGGACCATAAAGCATGCGGCGCTCCTCGCT